ACCCACTACCTCACTACACAGTCCTCGACTCGTCTTGCTGGAACAAGACAGGTTTTGGGCCTTCAATTGCAGAGGTGATGATGAGGTCAGGTGTTCGTTGGACCCCTTCAGATCGCAATCGCATTCAAGGCAAGATGGAAATACACCGACGCTTGGCTGACAATCCATACACAGAAGAACCTCGCATTCGTTTCTTTTCTACATGCCAGAACATCGTCAAGCAGATTGCTGGCATTCCTCTTTCCAAAACAAACAGTGAAGACGTAGATACGAAGGCAGAGGATCACGCATACGATGCCTTGCGCTATGGAATGATGACACGCATGAGTGGTTACACTTCAATACACCAACAGCTAAGTTCGATAAAGAACCACGTTCACCAAGTTCAAGACGAAGTATTCGGATACTAACCTATGGCACTCACTGAAATAGAGTTTGTAGAAAAGATGAAGGCTGGTACCGCTACGGTGGAAGAGGCTATCAGCTTTGCTACATCACGTCCGACAACTAGCAAAAACGCAAAAAGAAGAATAAACGCACTTACTTCTGGTTTTAAAAAGATGGACTTGGATGTTACCATGCCATTTAAAGACCTCAAGGCGGATGATGTTCTAACTCTTTTTACCAAAGAAGGCAGTCCTGATAAATCTAACCGTGCGCCTAATCTTCAAGCATTAGAAAATAGCATATTAGATTTACGTAATAAGTATGGGCTTTCTGGAATCATGGAAAAGGTTCCGGGGAGTGACTTGGAAAAACCTATGTACCCCCAGCTTACAGGTGCAGGAACTGTAGCTGGAACTCAACGCACAGGTATGGCTGGTGAACGTCCTATGCGGGGTCTTCTTCCAATGGAAGACTTTGCCAAGATGTACGCTGAAGCCGTACCGCTTATTGAACAGGAATACGGACAAGCTACTGCTGATCTTGTAAGGTATCACGCGACAACATCAAACAGACCTTCTCAACTACAGGGATTAAGAAAGTCAGATGTTACTGTTTCAGGCAGCACAATAACAGTAGCAGGTAAAAAAGTAACAAAGACTGATAAAAAGGGAAGACCTGCACTTAGTTTTGATTTAGATTCTCCGACTGGTCAACTTCTTAAAAGAAACCTAGATTCTTCGAAATCAGAATTTCTGTTTGATACCAGCGATGCAAAATTTAACGATGCGTTTGCCAAGCATATAACTCCTCGCCTTGAAGTCTTTTCAGATGTACTACCCCTTGCAGAAACAAAGGTTGAAGGCCCAGACGGAGTACAACTTTCAGAAAAGCCAGTTACTACTCCTTCTGCTGTACGATCTATTGTTCCGAAAATTATGCTAGATCAATACAACGTCCCAGAGGGACTTGTACAGGGAATGATGGGGCATGTCAATGACAGCATTCTTCGTAGAAATTATGCGGGTCTTGCACCCTCAACAGATATTCCCAAGCTTCTTGAAAATCCTTCTAGCTTTGCAATTGGTGACTTTGGTACTACACAAAAAAATATAAACATAGACCTGTTGTCTGACGAAGACAAAGCTGCGTTAATTGAAGATCAGAAAAAAACAATCCAAGCTGAAGAACAGGCACGACAAGCGACTGCTAAGACAACAGTAGCTGAAGCAGAGGCGGCAGCGATAAAAGCTAAAGCTTCCGTAACCCCCGAAGAAATTGCTAGGGCTGCAGAAGTTGACGAAGAGAAAATCAGGGCCGATGAGCAACGTCGTATCCGCGAAAAAGAAATTAGGGCACAAGAACGTGCTGCCAACACCGCAAAGCTAGACCCTGCTGCTGAGAATCCCATCGACAAGGTATCCCCTGAACTCAAGGCAAAACTTCAGGCACTTGGAATTTGGGACAAGATGTTGGCGCGGGCTGGCAAGATTAGCAAGGCTATTCTACCCGTCGCTGTTGGGTCAAGCGCAATCATAGCATCCGAAGAAGCCGAAGCACAAGGTGATAGTGAATTTATGGCTGCTGTGAAGGGCGTTGGGGCAGGGGCATCAGAACTGGTAGCACCCCCCGGAATGGCTTTCAGTGATAGAGAATTTAGAGAGAGTCAGAGGGCTACGGCCCCCGGTGGATCAGGACTTGGCCCGCGAACAGACGTTGCTCCTCAAACAGATGCTCTGGGACAGATTAAACCAGAGTTTGCATCGTATCCTATGGAAGACGCACCACGTCAAAGTTTCCTAGATACAGAACAACAACCACAACCATAGGGGAGAGAAACCTATGCCCGGTAATAACTACAACTACGGCGCATCATACATTATGAACGCAGATAAAACCAGCGTTGATAAAGACGAAGGCGCAACACAACTCTACCGCGAAAAGCTAGAGTTTGATACTCGTGTCCAAACAGGATCAACGATTGAAGCTATGCCTAAGAAACAAACCAAACCAACTGTGGAAGCTTCACTGTTTAAGATGGCAGACGAACGCGACTACTAAGGAAGCGACATGGCCGATAATTTTTTAGAGCCGGAAGACGAACGAGCGATTCCGATTACTAGCCCTGCAGAACAAATGCCCGGACTTGCGGGCCACATACGGGCACGGTTTGACGACGCAGAAAACGGACGGTTCTCAAACGAACAGCGGTGGCTGCAAGCGTACAAAAACTTTCGTGGAATCTATGATACCACAACGCAGTACCGCGACAGTGAGAAGTCAAAGGTGTTTATCAAGATCACCAAGACAAAAGTTCTTGCTGCGTACGGACAAATTATCGACATCTTGTTTGCCAATAAGAAGTTTCCACTTGTCGTAGAGTCAACTCCTATGCCGGAAGGCATCGAAGAGTTTGCTCACATGCGTACTCCTGTTGATGAAGCAATTCAACAGCCGGATGACCCCTACGGGTTTCCGGGAGACGGGAGAGCATTAGCACCCGGTGCTATGAAAGCAGATGATCCACACAAGTTAGGATCGTACGGCAAAGACTTTGGTGATATGGTACTTGCAGGTAAGTCTCGCGTAGGTGAGCCACAGTTCGAACCTGCAAAAGAGCAAGCACGAAAGATGGAGAAGTGTATCCACGATCAGTTGCTTGATACCAATGCCGTCAGTGAGTTTCGCAAGGCTATCTTCGAAGCCTCTCTGTTTGGCACAGGTGTAATCAAAGGTCCGTTTAACTTCTATAAACGAGTACACAAGTGGACAACAAACGAAGAAGGTGAACGTGAGTACACCCCGTACGAACGCACTGTTCCTCGTATCGAACACGTTTCTTGTTGGGACTTCCATCCTGATCCATCTGCCACGTCTGTAGAGGACTGCGAATACGTCATTGAACGACACCGTATGAATAGGCAGCAGCTACGCAGCCTTATCATGCGTCCCCACTTCGACGCAGAAGCAGTTCAAGAGTGCCTCGCAAAAGGGCCAAACTACGAAGACAAATACTACGAAGACACAATCCGTGAAGATGAAACAGAGCCTCACATCTCTGAGAATCGGTACGAAGTCCTTGAGTATTGGGGTGTCCTAGACTCGAAGTTTGCAAAAGAAGTAGGCTTCGAAGGCGCAGAGGACATGTCTGAGTTTGATCAGATGCAGGTCAACGTCTGGGTGTGTGGTACAATGATCCTTCGCTGCGTTGTTAACCCGTTTACTCCGGCACGTATACCCTACCAGTCGTTTCCGTTCGAAATCAACCCCTATCAAATCTGGGGTGTTGGTGTAGCTGAGAACATGGAAGATGCACAGATGCTGATGAACGGTCACGTTCGTATGGCAATCGACAATCTGGCCCTCGCTGGCAACCTTGTCTTTGATGTGGACGAAGCGTCCCTTGTCCCCGGACAGAACATGGACATCTTCCCCGGCAAGATATTCCGTCGTCAATCAGGCGTAACGGGTACTGCTGTCAACGGACTAAAGTTTCCGAACACAGCCGGTGAAAACATACAGATGTACCAGATATCACGGCAGCTTGCTGACGAAGAGACTGGCATACCATCTATCACTCACGGACAAACCGGAGTTACGGGCACAGGACGTACCGCTGCAGGTCTGTCTATGCTGATGGGCAGTGCGGGCTTGTCTATGAAAACCGTCATCAAGAACATCGACGATCATCTTCTCAAGCCAATCGGTGAAGCATTCTTCCAATGGAATATGCAGTTTGGTGAAAACATCGAAGACATCACAGGCGACCTAGAAATTAAACCACGTGGCGTAGCAGCCGTCATGCAAAAAGAAGTCCGCACACAGCGTCTCACTTCACTGTTGCAAACTGTAGCAAACCCCATGCTTGCTCCGTTTGTGAAGATACCAAACCTGATGCGTGAACTGGCTATATCACAGGACATCGATCCGGATAGCTTGGTCAACGATCAAAACGAAGCGCAAGTATACGCACAGATGTTACAAGGGATGATGCAAAATGCTCAACAAGGACCAAGCCCGCAAGCTGGCCCCGATGCTCAACAGCAAGGAATGGGTGCCCCTGCAGGAGTACCTGACGGACCTCAAGGGCTTGACGATTCGGGCCGTGGTAACGGCACAATCGGAGTCGGAACTGCGCCAGTTGCAGGGGAAGCTGGCTTTACTGGAAACCCTCCTTCAACTGAAGGATAGCTACGAGGCAGTGGTTAAAAACAATGGCTGAAAGAACTACATACACACCGGAAAACTACCAAACTTCTTTTGTTGATTTTTACAACACGGGCGGCATCGATGTTCAGAAAGCACCTGACCCTGATCCGGACACTTCTGATCCTGATACTGCGCCTGTAACCCCCAACATTCTTGCACCTGTAAGTGGAGAGAGCAGCGGGACAAACATTTTTAACGCTATGAGTTTGTCTACAGGACAACCTGCTTTTAAAGTTGGCACTGTAGATTACGTCGATTACATAAATAACTTTGAAAAAAATCTGCAAAACAAATCAAAAACAGGTGTAGACAGGTCTCTAGGAGATTTTGGCAAATGGGCTGCAGAGCAAGCTAAAAAGCCTGAAATGATTATTGGTACAGGTGTAGGTATGGCTATGGGTATGCCCGGACTAGGCGCGGTTGCGTCTGTCATGGGTGCCAAGAACCGTCAAAGACAATACGAAAATGCCTCTAAGATAGCTGCAACTGGCGGAACTGGTGGCACTATGTTTAAGATAGGCGGACAAACAATAAGTCGCGCCCCCGGAACTAGAAGGTACGAAGGCACTTTGGCCGGAGTAACTCAAGAACAGGCGGCGGCTGTAGAAGCTATAGAATACAATTTTATCCCCGGAACATTCGAAGAAAATCAAACTGGTTTTGAGGGTGGAGGCGGATATCAGCAATCCGGAAAAAGTGGCCTAGCACGAATAGACGGCGCAATTATGGACGCTTACGGTAACATCCACAGTGCTTCTGGTATGCAGGGCGGAACAGCCAGTCAAGCCACTGCTCTTCGGGAGAAGTTGTATGTGGACGCTATGGAAAAAGCTGGGTATAGCCTAGCTGGTGTAAATGTTGCTGACGCTGCCCTAGAGATGAAGCAATCCCTCGACGCAGCAGCAAGAGGTGGAATCGGTGTTTTTGAGACTGTGTTGAAGCAGGATGCGGGAGCATACAACAAAAGTTTAAGCGGATCACAGCAGTTTATTCAATCATACTTGGCTGAACGTCATGCGGAACCAATTAGACCAGAAGAGGCTCCGATAACTAAGCAGTCAGATATACCCTCGACTGCAACGCAAGAAAGTATAAATGTTAATAGCGGTACAAAGGAATCTCAGAGGGAAAATAACGAAAGCGATAACAAATACGGCGGTGCAAAAGACACCAAAAGCGGCTATGGTGGATACTCAGGTGGAGGAAATAGAAGGGCTTTGGGGGGTCGCGTAGGATACGCACCCGGAGGGGCTGTAGGAGCCTCACCAGCGGGCTTTGTAGAACGTCCGCCGTCACAGGTACCCGAAGCTGCTACAGTGGCTGACGACAAGCCTATGAGCGTTCAAGAGGGTACGTTTGTCATCAACGCTGCAGCCGTAGAATTTGCGGGCGAAGAAGACATAGCTAAGATGCTCAACGATGCCTATGCAAAAGCGGGTAAGCAGGGGTCGGCAGCACCGTCGAAAGAACAGGTTGACGTGGCCGTGTCTCGCGGTGAGGTGATCGTGCCCCCGGCAATCGCTAAGATCATTGGCTATGACCGCCTAGAAAAAATCAACAATCGCGGCAAAAAAGAAACATCCAAGCGGATTGAAGAGAACGGGCAGCAGCCAGTGGGTGCAGCAGAAGGCGGTTTTCTGAGCAGGTTGTTTGGATTTGGCAAAGAAGAGCCGCAGCTTACAGTCCCACCGTCCGAAGAGACAGAAATACCAAAGCAAGGATTTGCCGAAAAACCGATAGCAGAAGCATCTACTCCGCTTCCCCCCTACACTGATTTTGAAAACACTGCTCGTGATTTGCTTCTTCTTCTAGAAGGAAACGTATCTGAAGGGTACGTACCAAAAGGCAGAAGCAACAGTGGCGTTACGGTAGGTATAGGCTTTGACGTGGGACAGCACAATCCTACTGATCTAGAAAAGATGGGACTTAATACAAGCCTCATTGCAAAGCTGACACCTTACCTGAAAAAGAAAGGTCAAGCAGCTAGGGATGTCCTAGAGACTGTTCCACTCAAGCTTACAGAGCCGGAAATGGAAGAAGTTAATAGACTTGCGCTTCGCAGTAAATACGAAAAGTTTGAAAAGAATTATCCCAAGTATGCAAACATTCCTGACGCTGGAAAACGAGCAGTAATGTTTTCTGCATCGTATCTAGGCGCACTAAAAAGATACGAAACATTTAGAAAAGAGTTTGACAAAGGCCAAAATTTAAAACGGGCTATCAAGGTCGGACTATTTGGTAAGATTAAAAATCAGGGAGACCCGGAGTACAACCGGGCTGAAAAAGCCCTAGATTGGTACAGCGAGTACGAGCGAGAAAATATGCAGCTTCCGACTCCTAAACCTAATTCGTCGGCTACCCGTTAACAACGGCCCCGACCCAACCGAAGCGGCTACCTACAAGCCAAAGTAGCCCCGCTAACAAGAGGTAACAAAATGGCAAAAGCAAGAGGCCACCGTGCCAACAAACCTAACGATTCATTTGGAACAATCAATAATGATTCGTTATATCGTGGGAAGCACCGCGAAGATGTCTACAAAGACGACGAAGACAACGAAGCGGAAGAGACTGTAGAAGCACAAGAAGCGGACCCCGAAGAGGCTACTCCGCAAAATGCAAACAGTTTCGTAGAACAAAAACAAGAAGCTGAACACGACTACAAGAAACGATACGACGATCTTAAACGACACTATGATACAAAGGTAAATGAATTTAAGCAGGAAATCGCTGAACTAAAAACGGCTATGCAATCTCCTCAAGCACAGATGCCGAAGGGGGTAGAAATGCCGAAGACACCGGAAGAACTGCAGACATTCAAAGAACAGTATCCAGAAGTATTTGAAGTCGTACAAACCGTTTCATCCTATCAGGCTGAATCACAAGTTGCCGAACTCCGCGAGGAATTAGGTACAATCAAAGAGCGTGAGAAGGAACTCGAAAAGCAGAAGGCTTACCAGCAACTGCTTAATCATCACTCAGACTTTGACGAAATCAAGTCGGATGAAAAGTTTCTTTCGTGGCTCGAAGAACAGCCTGAGTCAATCTCAGATGGCATCTACAAAAACAATACGGATGCTAAATGGGCGGCACGGGTCATAGACCTCTACAAAGCCGATACTGGTGTACCGGCAAAAAGGAAGAAGACCACAAAGCCTTCTGCGGCGGATGCAGTCACTAAAAACTCTGCGAGAGAAGTGGCTACCGCAAAAGTAGATGGCAAAGTGTGGAAAGCTTCTGAAATCCGTAATCTCAAGCCGTGGGAGTTCGAAAAGCTGGAAGGCGAATTGGACACTGCACGTCAAGAGGGACGGATCGACCCTAACAACTAATCCTCAAACAGAGGGAAGGAAAAGAACCAATGGCATTTGGTACTGCTGCAGGTTACGGTAACCTGCCTTCCGGTAATTTTGCACCGGAAATCTTTAGCCAAAAGGTTCTCAAGTTCTTCCGTCGTGCTTCGGTTGTAGAAGACATTACAAACACCGACTACGCGGGCGAAATTGAAAACTTTGGCGACACGGTTCGCATCATTAAAG